ATCAAAAAAAAGTTGAATCATTCGAACACCATTTACATCTATATTTCTTTTTATAGAAAATAGTGATGGCATCACACCGCTATTAGTAAGCTCATAAAGAGATGTTAGTTGTACTTGCTTTATGCGTAGCTTACTTGAATTGCATAATACATACAACGCAGCAACATCTATTCCGTTACTTACAAAGTAATCGCCATTTATTTTTTGTGGTGTTTCGCTGTGATAATTGAAAGACAGTAACCCTTGGGTATTATAAATATTGATGCATCTATTCATCAATGAAAGAATTCGGTTTGCCTCTTCTAACCCTACGGAATTGTTTCCGCTAGTGTAGTTAATGTCTGCCGCTATTAATGTAATTATATCTCTTATTGTCATTTTAATCCTAATAAAAAAAGACAGCACGAAAAAAAACTATTCGCACTGTCTTTTACCCAGACAGGTAGGGTTAATAAATAATATAGATAAATTAAGCTTATATGTACAACTTAATTATCAGATTTCTACAAACAATAGAGCGGCTCTACGGTCATCAATACCGCCAGTTACAAATGCCGAATCAATTCGATACTTTGCAGTTAGCGTGTTGATATCGCCGTCAACTAATGCAGTTGTTTTGATTTTAGAATCGATTCCAGAAACAGAAACAGATTCAAAACCAGCGGTGTTTAGCTCGACGGCATCATATTCGATATTCCCTTTTTCGAAAACGAGAACAACAGAATATGTTTTTGCTGCACCACAGTTGACAGGCACAGGAACGTTAGTAGCTACTGGCATGACGCTGACATTGGCGTGAGCTCCATTGTCTGAGAACGCACCAACTTTTAGTGTGATTTTCCCTGTAGCTGTTACACCAGTTGCGTCTTCTTGCACAACGAAAGCCTTTAGATTAGTTGTATTTTTGCCCAACACATCTTTTGCATAAACGCCTGCGATTGTAAAGACAGAACCTTTTTTTATGATGGTTGAAGCAGAGATAGTTTCACCAGCACCATCATCAAGAGTGATAGTTCCTGCGACGCCATCTACTCCATCCGTGTCGATTACCCAAGCGTCATCCATGACGTTCGCCGCTGCAACAGTGAATACAGGCATCTTTGATTCTTTCCATTGAACGTTTGCAAAACGCCCGATTTGTGAATCTTTGTACATTGGTTCCAAAATAGCTGGAGGAAGGAATGAGCCGTTAGCCCCTTTAGAACCTAGCTTTGCGGCAACAGTAGGTGACATATAGCCTACCAAATTAGTAGCTCGATTTTCACGAAGCTTACCAGCAGTTGTTGCTAATGCATCAAAGTCAAGTGTTGAAAGAGCTGCTGTTTGTGCGATTCCAGCAACTGTATACGCTTTGTCAATGATGGTTTCGTTGACTGTTTCGCCGTAGTTCACGGCACGAGGCTGAACGATCTCTTTATCGAAATTATCAACGTTTTTCACTCTCTCTAATGCCGTAGCACTAAAAGCAGTGTTAGCAGAAGAAATTCTTAAGTCTTTTGAAAATTCTTCATTTCCTAAAGTCGCAGCTGAAATATCACGCACCCCATTTTCTGTGATCACTACAGATCCTGAATCTGGAATGACAACACGAAGGATGCCGCCAGTACGCCCTTTTAGTCCCTTCTGTGAAGATCGAACGTCTTCAAGGATAGGGGAATATTTTTCAACAGCAACAGACAGAATGTCAAGTTGTGCTGTGGTAATGTTTGAAGCTAAGTTTGCCATAATTTTTTTTCCTTTTTAGTACTGATTCGGATATTTTCTTTTCAAGTATTCTTTAGCATCAAAGTCTTTGCTATTTGGATCTAGCCTTGATGATGTGCTTGATGAAGATCCTCCGAACTTTCCAGAATCAGGCAGAGAACGTTTTGGTTTTTGTTCATCTGCATTTTTATTTTCTTGTTGTTGGGCTTCTTTTATCCCAGTTATTTTTTTCAGAATTGCGTCTTCGAGCTGCTTTAAATTGAAGTAAACTTCTTTTGTACTCAGTGAGCTTAGTTTGTCTACAACGCTAGGGTTTCTAGCAATCAAATCAAACATCACTGGGAATACGCTACTATTAATCATGAACGAAGACATCTCTTGTCCTTGTTCACTCTCTAGAAAATCAGAATAATCATCTTCAAAATCTTCTAGCCTGCTCTTCCATTCTTGTACCTCTTCAGGAGTTTTAAGGAAGTTCGCGATAGTTGCGTTTACTTTTTCCTGCTGTGCTCTTTCAGCTTCTCTCTCTTTTTGAGAGGATTCAAATTCTTTCATTACATCTGTCTTTATTGACTTCTTTAATTTGTCTGCTTTAAATCGCTCAAATTCTTCTTCGTCAATAAAGTCATCTCTTGTGAACTCAGGCTCTTCCTCTTTTTGCTTGAGGCTTTGCAGCTCAGCTCGCAAGGCTTCTAGTTCTCTCTGGTGTTTTTTTGCTTGTCGTGCTAATCGATCTTTAATTATCTGCTCGACGTGTGGAGAACTATTGTTTTTAAATTCTTTTTTTTCCTCAGATTTTTTTTCTTCTGGAGTCTCGACATTATCAACTTCGACTGTTTCTTTTTCTTCTGGAGTCTTGGTTTCTTCTGTCGGTGTTTGAGTCTGCTCTTCTGCAGGCTCTTCTGTTTTTTCTTCAGTATCGGTTGACGAAATGCCACGATACTTATTGATTATATCTTGCTCTTCAGCCATATCTCTGTCCTTTGTTTTTATAAATATAATTAAATAAAATTACAAGCGTTACACATAAACTAATTTTAATACAAATTAATATTTATTTAGTGCAAGTGCTAACAGCTCGCTTCTCTTTTGTTCCTCTTCTAACCTCATTTTTTCCGCTAGCTCTATTTCTTTTAAAGCCGTTTGCCTTATAGTGTTTTGAATCTTAGCCTGCTCATTAGCTTGTTCCATTAGCTTCTCTCGTTGTGATGCATCTACTTTCGCAATTTCTAATTGATAGTTTAGTTCGAATTCTTTATTCCGTTGTTGCATCTCTATTAGTTTTGTTTTTAAAGAGCTTTCATTCTGTACTCTAACCATCAGCAATTGATTCTGACTATTAATTACATCAGTATTTATAGTCTCTTGCAACTGCTTACTTTGTTCGCTAAGTTGCTGTAATGCTTGCTGTAGTTGTTCTATCTGTTGCTTACTTTGTACTAATTCCAAAGCCAAAGCCTGCGGTGTTTTATTCACTGGCCTTAGCTCTTCAGGTAAAGTCAAAAGAATTGCGTTGCTTAAAGCTTCTGCGTTTTCTATTTCTAAAGTCTTCACGACTTCTGCCATAATTAAAGGCTTCACGGCATCAGGGACAAGTGATTGCGTAGCCATCAGCTGTTGCCTTAGCATCTCTTTTCTAACATAAGTTTCTGGGCCATTAGTAACTGCAATAGTAAAAGTGTTTTCAACGCCTTCTACATAACACAAAAGATCTAAGCAGATACTCATCAAGTTTTTTAAGCTTGATTTTGCGTGTTGATAATAATGTGACACATTATTTACGTTAGCTTGTGATCGAAGTAAAACCTCTGTCGCTGTCGCTTGTGCGGCGTTTGTTTCAAAAGCAAGACCAGATTGTGGAACACCAATGATGTTCGCTATTTGGCTCTTTGCGTTTTCGATTACGACCAATAAGTCATTACTTTTAAGTTCTGGGTATTCAGAAAATGGGGCGGTTAATTTTCTACCATCTGATGACCACTCCTTATAACGCTCAACGCCTGCAGTTGATTTGTTAGCTTGTGTGTAGTCTTCAAGATAACCCTCTACAGATTCGAAAGAAACCCTTGTTTTTGGAATCAATGGGCAAGCAAGTCTTTCTTTTAAAGCGGAGTAAGAGTAGTTTACTATCTTAATCAGATCCCTAACATCCCTTACGATGCCCTTATAATGCCTGCTTCCTTCTTTCCAAAATTCATTTGCATAAAAAGGAACTACTGGTATCTTCTTTAGTCCTTCGTAAACAATGGTCTCAACGACTTCATCGCCGATGATTCTATACAAAGTAACGCTACTATCATTTAATACAAAGTAACTAATGACATTGTAACTATACTTCCCTGATTCCCAACATCCAACGTCTAAATTTTTTGATGACTTTAACGCATCTTCTGTTAGCGTGAAAGAAGGAAATGTTTGTTTTATTTTCTCGTAGCTCATCTTGTCTACAAAAGCAATCTTCTGTATATCACTACCATCAATTGCTTTCGATTCGCTATCTATAATTACCTGAGTTGGATCATCTGAATAATTTATCTGTATTTCATTACAATTGGTTGTAATGAAAGCAAAACCCTTGCCCATAATAACAGCATCAGACACGCCTTGCATTATGATGCTATTTAATCCAGAGTCAACAGATATTTTCTTTAATTTGTCTTTAATTATTTCTGGTGCTTG